GACCTTCTTTTTTTACGTCTTGTAGACCTTCTTTTAATTATAGGTTTAGTAATTACGGGATTTGAAGAACTTTTTGAACTTTTTGAAGAAGTTTTTGAAGAAGTTCTTCTTCTTCTTCTTGTCGACCTTCTTTTAATTACAGGTTTAGTAATTACGGGACTCTTTACTAAATTTCTTCGCGATCTTTTTCTGGATCTTCTTTTGGGTCTTTTCGTTCTTGTATTTCTCCTTTTTACTGCGCCGCCGCCACGGAGCGGTGGAGATTTTCTAATACTTCTTCTTTTCGAACTTCTTTTCGAACTTCTTCTTTTCGAACTTTTTTTCTTAATCGCGCATTGTTTTTTAAGAACAGACTTCTTTTTATAAATTTTAACGTTTTTTTCTTCTACTACACTAACTCCTTTTTTATCACAAGCCTCAATGATTTTATCATTGGGTTTCCTAGGAATCTGAGACACTGATTCCACCATTGTATTCTAACAATAAAAAATATATTATTTTAAAATTAATAATCAATTAAATATCAAAAATCTTAAAAATCATCGTCACCTTCTAGATTAAATACTCTTTTACTGCTATCCGAAACAGAATATGCTCTTTGATATTCTGTAACTCTTTGTTCAAAGAAATTAGATTTGCCGTTTAGATTAATGTTATCCATAAAATCAAACGGGTTTTCAACATTATAAAGTGGTTCGCACCCCAAATCATTAAGAAGTTGGTCAGCTGTATAGTGTATATATTGAGTCATTAGATCACTATTCATTCCAATTAACCTACAAGGAAGAGACTCGCAAATAAATTCAACCTCTATTTCTATAGCTTCTTTAAAAATAGAATGAACAGTTTCTTGATCACATTTTTCAATCAATTTATGATAAATCATAATATTAAAATCTGTATGCATACCTTCATCTCTACTAATCATTTCATTACTTTTACCTAGCGCAGAAGCCATTTTACCTTTGTTTTTAAGCCAAAAAATAGAACAAAAGCTTCCAGAAAAGAACAATCCTTCTACAATTATAAAGCCAATAATTCTTTGATTAAATGGTTTACTCTTTGGGTCCATCCACTTTAGAGCCCATTGTGCTTTTTTAGAAACACACGGTATAGTGTCAATTGCGCGAAACAACTCTCTTTTACGACCCAAATCTTCAATTAGAGTGTCAATCATTTTCCCATAGACTTCACTTTGTCCCGTAAGAATTCCATTAAATATACCTGCGTGTTTAAGCGGTTCAGAAAAACAGTAGGTTGGTTGTATGTCTAGTTCAGTAACACTTTTAATTTTTATTACTTTAACATCAGATTTTACACTGTTTATTTTAAGCACCTTCGGCATAAAACCCAATTTAATTAAACTTTCCGTATTAGTAATATACAACGTATTTTCATCTATATTAGTATGAACTCCCAATGTAGAAATCATCAATTGCAAATCTTTCAAGAATTTTTTATTAGTAGAAACAATTTGAATAACATCAGACACTAACGTATTACTCGAATCTACAAACCCTTCTAGCCACCTAAGTTTAGTATTAATAGAATAATTCATAGGTACTTCAAAATTACAAATTGTTCCATCTCCGCAAAATAGGCCGTGGACATAGGGGTTTTTAAATTCTGCGCAATCTTTGTCCAATACAGGAAAATCATATTTATAAACAACATCTCCAATTTTCAAATCTTTAGTAAATTTTTTAATCATCTTTGAATCTTCAATAGAATCTTCTTCAACAAACCATTTATGTTCATCAGTACAATCTAGTTCCATGCCGTTATCCAACTGAACTTTATATAAAAGTTGATCACCAGTATATTTGATTTCTACGTTACTAAATTCACTTCCGTTCCATACATTAACTTGTTTATTCTTCAACTCTCCAATTTCGTAATATCCTGTGTCGGTCATAATTTTGGTATTTGCTGAAACACAGTGAACAGTTTCAATATATCCTTGCAAAGCTAAAAAAGCTCTTGCTTCGGGAATCTGTATTTCAGTGCTAAAGGTTGAAAGTAGATTTTCAAGAACAATACCATCACTTCCTGCAAAGAAAGCTAGAATATGTTCAATAAAAAATTTTTCATCTTTGTTTAGTGTACCCCAATCTTTCTTATCTGCGCCAAAATCAATTTCATTAGCTGTCCATTGTGCAGCTTCAGCAGTTTTATAAGCTTCCCAAACATCGGGATAATTTATAGGGAATAGACTAAATCTATCATTATTCTCCTTAAGAATTGGTTCGACAACTTTTGAATCAGTAAAGGTTTCCATTATATTATTATTAATAATATATTAATACAAAACTTTAACTGCTTTTAAACTTTTTTTTAAACTTTTTTTAAATATTCTGCGATTTCATTAAGAGAATCGAAATTTTTTACTAATGGGTGACGCATATAAACATTATTCATGCAGGCTTTTACTGGATTATATAGTAATATACCAATTCCATTGGAAATAGCCATACCTATTTCAGTCCATGTACCCATATAAGGATAATTTTCTTTGTCCATAATTACTACCAAGTAATCTGCCCTATCTAAACCATCTGCGTCTAATATTGCTTGACATTTCAGATAACTTTCGTTTGTAAATAGTGATTCATCTTCATGAACTGTCCAATCATGTGTTATATCTACAATTTCCTCAAAACGTTTAATTATAATACCTATCTCTTTTCTTTTTTCCCAACAACCTGCTACGAAAATTTTTGGATATGTCATTTGATTTAAACAACTATTTAATTAATTATTTTTAAACACGGTTAGTAAATAGGTTGATAATATTTCTTTCCTTTTTTATTAGTTTTATTATTTTTCTTTGCTCTTCTTGTTTTAATCTTTCTTTTAATTTCTTTTGAACTAAAAAATATAACTTCAATAATTTTAATAAACCAAAATAGCGTAGAAAAGAAAATAGCCAGAACTAAACTTAGTACTAAGTTACCACCTATAGGGTATTTAATAGCAACATAAATAGTTACAAATACATAAGTAAAAATTAAAAAATATACAATATTTAATTGTGTGTCGGTTAATTTATCTAATTCTTCCGAAGAATTGGACATTTTTTCTAGCACGGCTTTATTTTTATAAGCAGTAAAGGATTCTAATAACATTTATTATATTATAGATTTTTTTTATTTCCTATTCTTTCTTTTAATTGATTTTGAACTAAAAGCTATCACTTCAATAATTTTAACAATCCAAAAAATTAAAGAAAAGAAAATAGCCAGAATTAAACTTAGTACTACATTACCACCTATAGGATATTTAATAGCAACATAAATAGTTGTAATCACATAAGTAATAAGTATAACATATACAATAGTTATTTGTGTATCGGTTAATTTATCTACTTCTTCCGTTGAAGAATTGGACACTTTTCCCAACATGCCTTTATTTTTATAAGCAGCAAAAGATTCTAATAACATTTATTATATATTAGATTTTAATATTTAATTTTTTTATAACATTGTCAACATAGAATTAATCGCAGAAACGGTCTTTACAACACCAGAATTTGATAAACTATCTACAAATGGAACATGTTTGCTAACCAAACAAACCTCTTTTTCAATTATAGTTAATCTTTTTTCAATGTTATTTAATTTTTCAATAATTGTAGATAACTGAGTTTCCATTTATCTACAATGTTATTAAAAAATTAAATAAAATACGAATTCGAACGTTTACCGTTCACCATTTACCATTAATTAACCTGAGCAACTAATACACTCTTCCTGTTCTACAACCTTTAGTTTTTTAAGTGTGCTTTTTGCGTTTGTAGCAGGTTTAGATCTTATGTAATACGATCCAGTTTTCAATCCCGAAGACCAACCAAAATAGTGTGATTTGGTCAATCTTTGATAGTCTGGATTATCAAAAAACAGATTTAGACTTTGTGACTGATCTACAAATCTACCACGTTCAGCAGATTGTTCAATTAGTACTTTTTGTTTAATTTCCCACACTGTTTTATACAAGTCTTTAATATCTTGAGGAACACCTTCGATATTTTGCACAGAACCTTCGTTCTCTATTAGTTTATGCCTAGTTTCATTATTCCAAATACCAAGCTTAGTTAAATCCTCTATTAGATACTCATTTACAACCTGAAACTCTCCGGCAAACGTTCTTCTTGCATATAGATTACTTGTCCTTGGTTCAAAACATTCGTTTGCACCTAATATTTGAGAGGTACTTGCTGTGGGCATTAGTGCTGTAAGTAAGCTGTTCCTAGTTCCATGTTTAATAACTTCTGATCTAAGTGATTCCCAGTCATAATTCAATATTGGATCTAAACATGATTCTTTGTCTTCCCATAGATCAAACTGAAACAAACCTTGACTAAACGGACTACCTTTGAATGTTTCATAATGACCTTCTGTTTTAGCAAGTTCACAAGATTCTGTCAGAGCAGCAAAATAAATAGTTTCGAATATCTGTTTATTCAACAAATATGCTTCTGGTGAATCAAAAGGGTATCTCATTTTATTATAAGCATCTGCTAGTCCTTGAACACCAATTCCGATAGGTCTATGTCTAAGATTACTCAGTTTAGTTTCGGGTGTTGGATAATAATTAACGTCTATAATCCTATTAAGATTTGCTGTTACAACCTTAGTAATCTTTATAAGCTCTTCAAAATTAAAAACTGGTTTGTCGTCAATAATATTTACAAACTTGGGCAAACAAATAGAACTTAGATTACAAACCGCAATTTCTTTAGTATCACTATACTCTGTTATCTCTGCACAATTTCCGGTTAAAACACCATTAAATATACCCATTCCTCTTTTTTCTTCTTTAAAACAATAAGTATCAGACATTCTTCCGTTATATGAAATTTTAACAATTTTCACAAATTGTCTAGCATCTCTATTAGGGGAATGTTTAACCAATTTAATTCGTTTGGGGGAGAATCCTAAAGACAAAAGTTTTTGAGTTCCTATGGAAGTTATTATAATTCTATAAAGTTTTTTACAATTATATTCTTTTAACCCACCCTTTCCGTCTGGAAGTTTTTCTTTACTTGTTGTAACTTTTGAATTAATACCCATGGTTTGCAGCATTAACATAATATCTAATAGAAATTTTTTATGAATACTACATGCTTGCAAAGATTTATTATCTTTATTTAACGAAACAGAGCCATCACCGTCCATATATCCGGCCAACCAACTTAATTTTGATTTAATAGAATAATTTATAGGAACTGTAAACTTTTCGTTAATATCTAATGGAACCATTACGTTTAAAGTATAATTACTTGTTTCTACGTAAGAACTAGTCCTTACGTCTAGATATTTAATCAATTCTTTTTTCTCCCCATATAAAGTAATTTTACCCAATTTTTTAATTTTACCATATTTATTATGGTGATATGTTCCATCAGCACAAAAGAACCCATGTGTATAAGCATATTTAAATTCGTTGTTATTATCATAAGTAATAGGCAAATCATGTTTGATTAATTTCATTCCAATTTTTAAGTTTTGTGCTTCTACTTTTAATACTTTAGGTTTTTCTGACGGTCTTGAACCGGTTTCAACATAAAAATTATGATATTTTGTACATTCTATAATAGATCCATTACTCATCTTGATTTTAATTAATTCTTGATTTTCCCCTGTTTTCCTAATAGTTGTATTACTCCATTCTTCCCCATTCCAAACTTGTACGCTTTTATTTTCTAGTTGTTTAATTTCAAAATACCCATCTTTTGTTAAAATCATTGTTTCGGGAGCAACGCAAAGATTAGAAGATTTAATAACACCGATATTTTTCTGATTTGATTTTCTATTTACTGAATCTTTATAACACATATAAGGAGTTCCAGTCTCAATCTGAGAATTAATTATATGCTCCCAAACCAACTGAGCATCAACTACACGTTTATATTTCTCTTCTTTCTCATATTTAGTATACAACTCTTCAAACTCATCACCATAAACATCCGTTAAACCAGGACACTCACTAGGACACATTAAAGCCCAAGTTCCTCCCTCTTTTACCCTCTTCATAAAAAGGTCTGGAACCCAAAGAGCATAAAATAGATCACGAGCTCTCTGTTCCTCAGCACCATGGTTTTTCTTACATTCAAGAAAATCAAGAATGTCACAATTCCAAGGCTCCAAGTAGATTGCTATAGAGCCGTTACGTCTACCACCCCCTTGATTAATAAAACGAGCTACCGAATTATAAGTTCTCAACATTGGGACAATACCATCTGAATAACCTGCCGTTTTTCTAATATAACTTCCTTTTCCTCTAATGTTACTAATATGGACCCCAATACCACCAGACCATTTAGATATTAAGGCACAATCACTTATAGTTTTGAAAATACCTTCAACAGAATCTTCAGTTCCAAGTAAAAAGCATGATGAATTTTGCTGAATTTGAGTACCTGAATTGAATAGGGTTGGTGTTGCGTGTGTAAAATACTTTTTACTCATATAATCATACGTTTCTTTAGCTTTCTTCAAATTATAACCATGAATTCCCAACGAAACTCTCATCCACATATGCTGAGGAGTTTCAATACATTTACCTTTAATTTTAATTAAATAACCATGCTCTAAAGTTTTATATCCAAAATAATCAAAATGATAATCACGACCATGGTCTATCATTTCACTAATTTCCTTATTATAATCTTTACTAATACTATAAAGTTCCTCACTAATCAAAGGACAGTGTTCACCAAGCTGATCTTTGTTATAATATAACGAACGACAAACATCCGAAAATGAAGTATCACAATTCTTTTGATGATCGTCAATAACTAGACGAGATGCCAGTTTACCATAATCAACGTGAATTGTTATTTTATTAGAACATAGTTTTGCAGTTAGCTGATCTAGTTCACTTGTAGTTATTCCATCACGAACCCTAGAACCTACTTCTTGAGAAATTGATACTGGGTCGATTATTTTATTTAAACCATTACACATTGACGAAATACGGTCTGTAATTTCGTCAAATCTTACATTAACATGTTCTCCGTTTCTTTTGATTACCTGCATCTTATTCTTCTTTTATTATATAATGTTTCTTTTTCTTAAATATGTTTAATATTATTTAATTAAAATATAATAGACAAGGCCAATATTAACTGAATAGTTAGTAAACATACAAGGTTAGATGCTGAACTTAATGTTGTATTTGACGTTGGACTTAACGTAGGGCTTGACGTTATTGAAATTGAAGATGGGTTTGAAGTAGGTTTTAACGAAGGGTTATTAGAAGGGCTAGAAGTAGGTTTTAACGAAGGACTGATAGAAGGGTTATTAGAAGGGCTAGAAGTAGGTTTTAACGAAGGGTTATTAGAAGGGCTATTAGAAGGACTAAAAGTAGGTTTTAACGAAGGGTTAGTAGAAGGACTAAAAGTAGGTTCTAACGAAGGGTTAGTAGAAGGACTA